CTTTTTTCCTATTTTTTTTAATTTTTCTATGACCATTGAAATAATTCCTATTAAAATAGTTATTATAATAACTGATAATACAATAGCATCGCCTAATGTAATAAATATTTTCATTCTTTATCACCTCTGTATTCTTTTAATCCTTCCAACCTATTTAATAAGTAATTCCTTTGTTCTGAATTATTTCTTATTCCATAGGTATAAAGATTTTTTATATCTCTTTCTATTTCATCAATAATATTATTTAATCTATCTATTTCGTGTTCTTGTTTATGAATACAATTTAATATATCTTTTGCATCAAATTGACTAATAAATCTAGTATGCTGTTTCCCATCTGCACCAAAGTTTGATAAATTAATAAGCATATTTAATAAATCTCTATGCATTACTATCACCAATCCTTTCTTTAATCATCGAAATTATACTCATGTATTACTTGATAATATTTATTTAAAATTAAATTTCTGTAATGATGTGTTAAATTAGGATTTATTCTGCTTCTATAAAATCTTGTACTTTCTCCTTCACTTTGTTTTTCTTCTTCTAAATCTATTTGTATCGCCTGATGTAATGAATTAAAATCATCTCTATAATATTCCACTCTATATCTTGGAGTTTTATCTTTAATCTTTGGCATATTAACTCCTATTTTCACCATCAATAGAAATTATCTTATTTATTTCTTTTAATGATAATCCTTGTTGTTTTAAAAATTCACACACCTTTTCTAACCTTTTTGTAAGTAGTTCGCTACCCCATATTTCCCCAGCCCAATTATGTTCTAAACATCTTATTTGTTCTATCAGTTCATCTTTTTTTTGATTATTATAATAACTGTCTGCATATACTTTCCAACCTCTTTTAGCGAGACTTGGATAATCATTAATATAAGATACACTCACTTATTATCACTTCCATTTATTAAATCTTCTAACCATTTCAACAATTCAACTTTCTTTTGTGCATCATATTCATCTGCTGTTAGTATAAGTTCTTTTATAATATTTTCATTTGTCATTTTTTTCGACTCCCTTATATAACTTACAAGCATAATCTTTTTTTCTTATATCTGTCGCTTGTGAATGAGTAATTCCTAACATTTCACATTTAAAATAATGTTTATAGTTATAATAAAATTCTCTAAAATATTTACAATTTTTACATTGATGTTCTTTATCAAATCCGTAGATATGTCTAAAGTCTGATTTAAATGTTTTTCCACTTCTTGATGGTGGATATATGATTGTTTCAACATCTACTTCATTACCAAATATATCTAATTGTTTTTCACTCATTTTCTTCAATTTCCAATATTACTTTGGTAACTCCTCTTTTATATTCAAATGTATCTGTAAAAGCATATACATTTTTTCTATTATCATCACTGATTCTTCCATACTTCACTAAAGCATCTAATATAAACTTTTTAGCAAAACATACATTGTCTAAATCTCTTTTCTTTGTTCCTTCTATCCAATGAAAATGTATTTTTATAGGTTTAGTAAATTTAGGTAATGTAATTATGTAATATCCAATTAATTGTTCTATTTCTCTTTTCATTTTTGCAGCATATTCTTTATTTGCTCTGCATGCCCTTATATAATCATTACAACCTGGTAGTTTTTCAGGTATCTCAACTCTTATCACTTGTTTTCCTCCATATTCTTTAATTCCATTATTTGATTTGGTGTAAGTGTTTGAATTCCTAATTGCTGTGCCTCTTGTACTACACCATCGATAAATATACTCATCTCTTTTGTGTCATATTCGCTGCTGCCTTTGTATATTCTGTATATAATAAATTCATTATTATTAAACATTCTTCTTGATACTACATCGTAGTATTTAAAATATCCAATAGGATTGATAGAGGAAAGCATACTTATTTCACTCATTTGTCCATAACTTCTAAGCATATCCAAATATACTTCCTCTTTTGATTTTCTAACTCTATTTGCTATTTCATTAATTAACTTCCAACAATAAGCGTTTTGGTCTAAACTTCTTTTTTCTTTATGTTCCTTAATATCAAATTGCTTGTCCTTATCGGCATTATATAGCCATTGAATTATTTGTAATGGTGTTCCTGTCATAACTCCTCCTAGAATGGTAGGTCGTTATCATCAACAGTTATTTTTTCACCAAATTCTGCATATGGGTCTTGTTCCTGTGTTGTTTGTTGTCCATTTTGTTGTTCACTTTGTTGTCCATCAGGTTCACTTGGTACAAAATTATCTTTCGTTTTATTATTCAAAAATTCAAATGTTTCTACTCGAATATAATGTTTATATCTATTTTCACCTTTATCGTTTTGATATTTATCAATTTTATATCTTCCTTCAATAGCAACTCTATCGCCTTTATGAAGATATACAGATAATGTTTCCGCACCTTTATCCCAAATTACACAGGTAATAAAATCTGTTGCTCTTTCATTTCCATCTTTATCTTTTCCATTACCAACCGCTAAATCAAATTGTGCATATTGTTTTCCGCTATCTGTTGATTGTAATTCTATATCTTTTGTTAATCTACCTATTAAAATTACTTTATTAAAATCCATTATTAATCCTCCTTAGGTAAAGTTATTTTTACATATCCACTTCTACCCTTTTTTATTTCTTTTTTTATTTCTTTATATTCTGCTAATTTATTATGATATGCTTCATGCAATTCAGTATTTTCAGCGATAAATTTTTCTTCATCATAATATTCAACTTCTACTTCTTTATCAGGTGTATCTTCTACTAATGTTATCTTTGTTCCATTTGGTGTTTCCCATGTTTTTTTACCATAATCTTCCATTGCTTTTTTTAACTGTGCTTTTACTTTTTTTGATTCTTCCTCAATGCTTTTGTATTCAGCCAATTTATTTTCAAGTAAAACAACTTTATTTGCAATTTCAGTTAAATCTATTGGCAATAAATCTTCTTCACTTATAAATGGATTTTCTTTTGCCTTTTCTATATCAATTCTAAATTGTTCTACTGCTTTATTAATTTGTTCTATCAATTCTACATAGTTTTCTTTTCTTATTGTAAAAAGTTGAAGTCTGCTTTCATCAAATTCTTCATTAAAATCTTCGGGTCTGTTATATACTGCCAAAATACCTGCTTGTCTATTTGTATGTTCCATATAGAATAACAATTGGACTAAATATACTTTATATTCATCAACAGTATTATGAATTTGTGATGTTGTTTTTATTTCTAATATTGTTGTATAATCTTCACCATCAGTATGGCATCTAATATCACCATCTATATGCTTACCTTCAACAAATGTTTTTCCTAATTGCTTATTTACATAATCTCTAATTTTAGGTTCCATAACATTACCATATTCGGTATATTCATTTCCTTCAAAATTATCTTCTTTTAATCCTGCTTTTTCTAATAATAAATCGAATCTAGTTTTAAATTGACTAATACCCATTATAATTGGGATATCAGAACCACCTATATATTTATCTCTATCTACTTTTACATTTTGCATTATTTATCACTCCATCCTAAATCACATAAAACATCAAAATAATCATCATTACTTAATTTTCTTCCTGTCATTTCATAATCTTTTGCTACTTTATTCATATCAATGTTTTTTTCTTTGCAATATGCTATTAATAATTTTCTATAATCTTCTTCTTTTTTATTTTCTACTTTTTTATCTTTTGCTTTTTCTGATTGTTCTTCTGGTCTTTCTTTAAATTCTTCCGCTTCACTATCAGAATAAATACCTGAATATGCTAATTTACATTTTTTTAAAACAACTCTATCAAAACATCTTTTATATGCCATTGCATAAGGATAATCATTTTTGCAATTATCTTTACTAACTTCACCAAATTCACATATTTCATCATCAACATAAGAAACTACTAAACTATTGTTATATCCATCTTTTTCTATATGAAAACAATTAGGATTTACTTTATTTTTTAATGAATCATTTATTTTTAAACAACCATTATGACTAATAATTAACCCACTATACATTGCTTTAGTTTTATTTGCATATGTATTAACTAATATCCAAAAATCGCTTTCGGATAAAATATTCTTATATTGTTCACTTTCTAATGTTTCTATTACTTTTTTCTTTGCTTCTAAATATTTTGGTGATTGCCATACAGGACATTCTTTTCCATTAATATTTTCTGTTTTCTTTTCCCCAAAATCATATTTTTTAGATTTACTTTCCATTATCTAATTCCTCACTCTCATTTATTTTCCTTTTTAATTCTTCTTCAAGTGTTCCATCTTCAAATAATATTTTTTCTATTTCATCATGTCTTTGTTTTGCTATATTTAATTCTGTTAATTTTGCTAGCGAACTGCCGACAACAATCGTACTTATTCCAATCATGATCGAAAAATATGTATCATTGACTTTTTTAGCCATTTGAATAAATGTGTACATCGCAACAGCACTAGCAATAAACGTTAATATTCTTAATAATGTATTTCTCAATCTTGTTTTTTTTATATATGTATTTATTTTTTCTTCAATATCTTTTTGCATTTTAACATCTATTTTTATTTCTTTCATTCTGTATCATCCTTCCTTAGTATGTATTTCTTAAAGTTTACTTTTCTACCATATCTATTTGTTTTAGTTATCCATTCTTCATCAAACTTACATCCATATAAATGCTTTAAATCATAAATCTTTGCACTTAATCTTGTGATGAATAATTTAGAATAGGATTCCCATGTTGTAATACTTCCATGTTCTTCTAAATATTTCAGTACCATTTCGACCTGTGTTAATTTATTTTCCATATAATTACTCCTCATTTAGCCAATCCATCGAAAATACTTCGATTGGCTCTTTTTGTTCTTTTTCGTTTTTGATTACATCATCTACAGATGTATATCCTTTGTTTTCCCAATTATGTAAAATACCTGTTGTATAATTTAAATATTTTTTGCCATTTACTACTGTTAATCTTATTGCTTCTCTAATTAGTCCTTCATTATATTGTTCTAACCAATCGGAAATTAATTTAACCTCTGGTGAATTTAAAGTTCTTCCAAAAATTTCCTCCGCATAACAACAACAACTATATAATTGTTTATTTGTTATATTGTTATATTGTTTAGTTGTTGTTATTTGATTGTTATTTGTTTGTTGCTCGTTTGTTGCTCGATTGTTATTTTGTTTGTTATAATCTTGATATTTGTTATAGTTTTCTATTGTAATTACTGTATATTTGTTAGTAGTTTTCTTTGTTATTTCGTTTGTTGAAATTAACTTATTTAATGAAGTTCTTATTTGTTGAAATGTCAAACCTGTTTGTTCTGATAAATGCTTTATGCTAGTAATTAGAGAACCTCTCTCAACATCTATTCCCTTCCATTTTTTATTTTCCCAATTAGCGATTAACAATAAATGAAGAAATAAATTTTTGGTATTAGAATCTTGATACCATTCCCATTTAAGCATCTTTCTATCAATGACTATAAAACTCTTTTTTTCTTCATCCATTATTTCCTCCAATATAACCAAAACCCTATAAAGATTTGACTTTTACATACCTTTTTGTTATAATTAGGTATGTAAAAAGTAATCACTTGCTTTTTATTTTTGTATATCTACATAGTCCGAATTTGTAGATATACTTTTTTCTTTTTCATATTTTTTATTGTTATAAATTATTGCTAATGTGCAAATAATAATTACTAGATAAAACAAAATTGCACCTTTGTTCTTTTTAATAAAATCCATTACATCAATCCCTTTCTCATTCGACTTGCTTCTTTTCTAATAAGTCCTACATCAATATCTAGTTTTTCTATTACTTTCTTTGTAGGAATTAATATTGGTTTTGTTTTAAAATAAAATTCACCATTTGTATCCATCTCATCAGTTATAGACCTTCTAAATCTATTTATTGCATTTATGCCTAATGGTAAGATTTTTTTTAAATCTTCTGATGATATCCATGGTTTATTTAGAACTTTTTCTTGTTCTATATAGTCATATACAATCGTTTTTTTTGCTTTTCCCATTATTTTTTCCTTTCATGCAGATTAGGTATTGCAGTACCTTTAATTAAATAAATCTTCAAATGTATAATTTTTTCCTGTTTTTTCATTAATCATGTTCTTAAGTTTCATTGCTTCTGTTGCTGACCAATCGGCTTTTCCATTTACTTTTAAACTTACAGTTCCTAGTGATTTTATGCCTAAATTTTCGCCAATTTGTTGATGACTAATATTTGCATCTCTCAGAATTTCCTTTAATTTCAATTTATTCACTTCCTTTCTGTTCGAATTTTCGTTCACGAAAGTTAAAAAAATATGATATTTTTCTAACTTCAAGACTATTGTATTCGATTTTTCGCACATTGTCAATACTTTTTTTTACGATTTTTCAAAAATGTTTGATTTTTCGTAAGTTTTGTATTATAATTTTAATATGAGGAGGGATTATATAGTGTGGAAGAACAAATAAAAAAAATGATAATAGAAAAGTATGGTTCTATAAGAAACTTTTCTGACAAAATTGGATTGCCTAATTCAACTGTAGTTAGTATTCTTGACAGAGGAATTAAAAATTCTAATATCACAAATGTAATGAAAATGTGCAAAGCATTAAATATATCTGTTGATAATTTAATCGATAATAATCAATTAATTAATACATTAAATTTTGATAATGCTACCCCTATTGAATTAACAAAAAATGTTGTTAGAATACCTGTTTTGGGTAGAATACCTGCTGGAGTTCCTATCGAAGCAATTGAAGATATTATTGGTTATGAAGAAATTCCTAAAGAGTGGTTAAAAGGTGGAAATGAATATTTTGCTTTAGTTTTAGATGGTGATAGCATGGAACCAAAATATCAAGATAAAGATATAGGAATATTCTTAAAAGCATCCGATTGTGAATCAGGTCAAGATTGTTGTATTAAAATTAATGGATTTGATGCAACTTTTAAAAGAGTTAAAAAGCAAGAAAATGGAATAATGGTGATGCCATTAAATGAAAACAATTCAACTGGTTTCTCTACTACATTCTATACAAATGATGAGATAATAAATAAACCTGTAGAAATTATAGGAGTTATTAAGCAAATAAGGAGGAATATGTAATTAAAATGTTTTCAAATTTAAATGGTAATGTAGTCGAAAAAATAATTATTGCATTATTAATCATTGGATTTATTTATTTAATATTTGATAAAAATAGTCTAAAAGAAAATGAATATATTATTGAAATAAATGACCCATATATAATATGTGGTAAAGAAATTTATTTTACAAATAATTCTAATGAAAAAAATATAAGTATTAGAGATATATCTGAAGATATATTGTATGCTTGTGGCATAGAAAAATAAAAAAGACTAGAACCTACTGCAATAGGTCTAATCAGAATACACAAAAATTAATCTGCACGATTAGGATTTTTATGTGATTTAATTATATCACATATTTAATCCTAAAACAATAAAAATAACAATTTTAGGAGGGATAATATGCCTGTATATAAAACCAAAAATGAAAAAACAAAAGATAATAGAATTTGGTATTTTAAATGTAATTATCGTGATGTATATGGAAATACTAAATCGAAGAAAAGTAAAAAATTTGCTACTAAAGAAGAAGCAACAAAAGCAGAAGCAAAATTTTTAATTATGATCGGAGAGAACAAAAGTAAATCTTTAACATTTAATGATATTTATAATGAATATATTGAAAAGAAAAAGAAAAGAGTTAGACCACAAACAATAATTAAAAATGAAAATTTATACAAATATATTAAAGATACTCTTGGCAATATTAAAATTGAAAAATTAACTTTGGATAAGTATGAAAAATTCAAATATGACTTAAATAATAAACCTGTAAGCACTGACTATAAAAATAGAATACATAAATTTGTAATTTCTCTTATCAATTATAGTGATACATATTATAATGTTAATAATAAAGCACCTATAATTGCAGGTGGATTTGTTAATCCATTTGAAACAAAAAAAGAAATGGAGTTCTTCACATTAAGTGAATTTGAACAGTTTTCTTCTGCAATAAATGATATATTTTGGATAACTTTATTTGATATGCTATTCTATTGTGGTCTTAGACAGGGTGAATTACAAGCATTAAATTGGAATGATATTGATTTTGATAAAGGAACTGTAACTATTAGTAAAACATTAACAACAAAACTAAAAGGCCAAAAATGGTCAATATTCCCACCTAAGACAAAATCTAGTTATAGAACATTACCTTTAACAAAACAAGTAAAAGATAATTTAAAAAGTATTTATGAAATGCAACTTAAATTAGATGGTTTTAGAAATAATTGGTTCGTATTCGGAGGTATTAAACCTACACCAGAAACAACAATTCAAAATCATAAAAATAATTACTGTGAAAAAGCAAATGTGAAACAAATAAGAATCCATGATTTTAGACATAGTTGTGCAAGTCTATTAATTTCAAAAAATGCCGACCCTGTACTTGTTGCTAAATATTTAGGACATGCAGATGTTAGTATGACATTAAATAGATATTCACATATGTATAAATCTAAATTAGATGAAATGGTTAATTTAATTGAAAATTAATATTTTTTTAGAGAAAATATGTACCTAAAATGTTCCTAACACATGAAAGCAAAAGAAAAAAGCCCATAAATAAAGGACTTATAAACATATTGGTTGCCCCTACTAGAATAAAATTATAGTAATGTCAATACACGAGAGTGTATAGATTAAAGAAAAAGGCAACCTACATATTAAGAATTTTATACCAATTTATGTGTGTTGTCAACTTTTATGTACCTAAAATGTACCTAAAAATGTATTAATTTTCCAAGAAAGGAAGATTAATAATGAAATACTATTGTAAACATTTAAAAAAAAGAAAAAATAAACCATATTGTAGTTTATTAAAAAAAGAAATAACACTTTCCTTATGTCAGGAATGTGTTAATAAAGAATATCGTTTTCCTGTTAAGAGGAAAATCGTAAAATCAAATAACCATCAAATGAAAAAAAGTCCGCTTATGAGTGGAAAAAGTCCACTTATGAGCGGAAAAAATATAACAGCATCAAATAAAAATGCACAAAAAAACAAAAAAATTGGTATTTTATCAACAAAAAATGCAAAAAATGCACAAAAAATGAAAAATAAAAGTAAAAAATTGGCAAAAATTGAAAAAAATAGATTTTCAGTATTCACCAATGATTTAGAAAAATGTTTTTTGTGTGGTAGTAAAAAAGAAGAATTGCATGAAATATTTGCAGGAAGAAATAGAATTAATTCTATGAAGTATGGATTCGTACTACCCCTATGTCATGAATGCCACTCTCTAAACCAAAATAATCCATTCTTTAATGAGTTTTGGCATAAAAATGGTCAAGAGTATTGGGAATGTAATATTGGCTCTAGAAATGAATTTATTAAGGTATTTAGAAAGAATTATTTAGACTAAAAAAAGAGTAAGCAATTTGCCTACTCTTTTAACTATTCTATAACTACTTCTAATTTATATGCAGATTCACCAATATTACCTGCAAAATCATCACCATTAGGACATTTTTCATTATCATATACCCATGGAAGATTATTGATTCTATATTTTGCTTTTTTATAGCCACTAGATTTAATAATATCATCTGGAGTATTGTAATATATTCTGATACAATCTATAGGATTTATATCATCGCCAGCATAACCATTATAATAATCGTTAATATTATATCCAGTTACTTTTGGTAGCCATCCTTTGCCTTTAACATGTGCTTGATACCAAACACTTCCTTTATCAACTCTAACCATAAAGTCAATAATACTGTTTCTTCCTAATCCTGCATAATCTTCAAGGTTTCTAACTTCATCTAACCAGCCATTTTCCTTTGTCTTTACACGATAAAATACATTTACTTCATTAGTAGGTGTAGGAACAGGTTGATTTACATAATCAATAACTGGTATTTTGCCATGATATTCCCAAGAATAAACTTGTCTGCCATTTTTAATTCTTTCACCATTAGAACCAATTTGTGAAATCTGACAACCTGGTGTACCTCCTGTCCATGCTGGTGTTACTTCGATAACTTGACCATTACCAATATATAATCCTGCATGGCCATGAGATGTCATTAATAAAATTTCACCAGGTACTAAATTTCTAAAATTACCTCTTGTAGCACCTGTCCAATTAACACAAGATGCTGGAGTAAAATCTGGCACTCCATTAGAGCCATAATTACATCCAGCATGTGCTTTTCCTCTATTAGCAGGTATAAATCTACCACCCCATAAAATTGCTTTTATAGAACAAGTACAATCGACATACCATCCTCTACCATTTTGCCATGATGACCATTGATTACCACCACTACCATAAAAATTTGGTTCATTCAATAGTTCTTTCATTCTAGCAATCAATTCTAAATTAGTCATTATTTTGCCCATCAACATCACCATCCTCTAATAATTTAATATCAGATACTTCAATTTCTTCGCCAACACCACCATCGGTATCAGTAGCAGCAATTATATTTTCTAATTCATTATTCATTAGAAGCACTTCCTTTATTATTAAAATTACTTAATCCATTTGAACCTAAACTAATAGCCATTGAAGATAAAGCATATAAAACAATATCTTCCCATCTAAAGTCTTTCATAACTACATTAACTACTATTAGTAATCCTAATGAAATTAAAAAACTCCAATATTTAGTTGGAATTTTTTTAATAAATGGTAGTTCTTTTGTAAATTCTACCACCATAAATATTGTTGATACAAAAGTTGTATAAGTTAATAATGTTTCCCATGTCATAAAGTTTTCCATTATTTCTTACCTTCCTTTCTATTTTAATCCTAATTTAAAAAGAGCAT